AGATCCAGCGCGCCTTTCTGTGCGACCCATCAAGGGTGCGCCTGTTTGTGGGTGGCATTGGCTCAGGCAAGACATGGGCAGGCGCTGTGGAACTGGTACGCCAGCCAGCTGGCACCAGGGTCATGGTGGTGGCGCCCACTTATAGAGTGCTCAAAGATGCCACACTGCCAGCCTTTATGGAGTCTGCCAGGCCACTGGTGAGAAGCCACAGGCGCGCTGATCTCGTCACGCATCTGATCAATGGCACAGAGATACTTTGGCGCACTGCCACCGAGCCAGACAGGCTGCGCGGTCCAAACCTTGGAGCCATCTGGATTGATGAAGCTGCCATGATCAAGACCCCTGAGGCCTTTGAGATCTTGGTGGGTCGCTTGCGCCTGAAGCCAGGGCGCATATGGATGACGAGCACTCCAAAGGGCTTCAATTGGCTTCACAAGCTCAGCCAGGATGAAGGCACAGCCACACACTTTGCTTCGACGCGCGACAACACAGCCCTGCCTGATGACTTCTATGAGTTTGTGCAAGGCAGATACACCAGTGAGCTTGCACAGCAAGAGCTTGAAGGCCAGTTCATTGACATGGCTGGTGGACTCTTCAAGCGCGCCTGGCTGCCTGTCTTCACTGGCGCCCTGCCAGCTGCACACAAAGGCCTGAGGTATCGCTTTTGGGATCTCGCTGTGTCCACCAAGGCCAGCGCAGACTTCACAGCCACTGCCAGGGTCACAGTCACCGATGATGCCAGGGTCTTCATTGATGGGCTATGGCAGGGTAGAGCCAGCTGGCCTGAGGTGAAGAAGCGGATCATTGACACAGCCAGATCTGAGCCAGAAACTGAAGTGGGCATTGAGACCATTGCAGGCTTTGAGATTGCCCATGCTGAGCTTTTGCAGGCGCCTGAGCTTGCACATGTGGCGATGCGCTCTATAAAGCCATCAAGGGACAAAGCCACCAGGGCTGCGCCTTTGGCTGCAAGGGCTGAGCGTGGCAAGGTCATGCTGATGGCTGGCGCATACACAGAAGACTTGATAGGGCAGGCTGTGGCCTTTCCTGATGTCAAGCATGATGACTTGATAGACGCTGCCTCAGGGGCGCTGGCCATGACTGTGGGGTCAATTGGAGCTCGCATCAAGGTTGGCAGGTCTCGCACACAGGCAGGCAGGCGAAAAGTGGAGTGGTGACGATGAAGACGACTGACACACAGATCGCTGTGAGCTTGGCTGAAGATGGCTCCACAGTGGCCACATACAGAGGGCAGTCATTGACAGTGCGCCCATCAGACTGGCTGCACAGGGCTTCAAGGTCTGGCCTGCCTTTCAGCGCTGGCAGAGAGCGCCTGGAGCACACACAGGCCTTCAAGCCAGTGTATGCCAGGGGCAGATCTGGTGATGTGGGTTTGTTCTGGCGCCTGAGCACCACTGAGCCCATGGTGCGCGATGCCATCCAAGGCGCTGTGTCTGCCATTGGCGCCGCTCCATGGCGCATTGAAAAGCCCACACTGCCAAGCCATCTGGCAGGCAACCCAGCTGCACAGGCTGCGCTTGATCGCCACTATGACTATGCCAGCCTGGTGTGGTCTTCATGGACAGACACAGGCCTTGACAGGGTGTGGTCTGATTGGATTGCTGACATCCTTCAGTTCAGCATGATCTGTGGCTTCTACCTTGGCGAGATCACAGCCATTGAGCGCCAGCTGGCGATGCCACAGGGGCCTGTCAGAACCTACCTGATCCCTGAGATACCCTTGACCATCATGCCAAAGACGGTGGATGAGTGGGTGTTTCAAGGCAATCCAGACACTGGCATGGTGGCGATCGTTCAAGAAACCTTTGACCAGATTGACACCTTTGGCAATGCTGGCCCTGGCTCCAAGGTGATTCAGTGGGAGAAGCTGATCCATGTGCCCTTCATGCCAGCAAGCAAAGGCGATCTTGAAGGGCGCTCTATTCTCAGGGCCTGTGCTCGTCTGATTGAAATGAAGCAGAAAGCCTTGCAGCTGTGGGCGCTGGCCACTGAGGTCAATGCCCTTGGCATTATGACAGTCAAGCAAGATCCACAGCGCCCTTTGACCACTGAGGCTGAAGACAAGTTGGATGACGAGCTTGGCAACAGAACTGCTGAGCATGTGTCACACATCATCATGCCACCAGGCGACCATGAATTGAAGATCATCAGCCCATCAAGCGCCACGCCAGACCTTGGACCCCAGATCGATGCCTTTGACAGGCAGATTGGCCATGCCCTTGGCAATGTCCACAGGCTGATGTCACTGCAAGGCACAGGCAGCTATGGAGCCAGGCAGGATGCCAGTGGTGAAGCTCGTGATGCCTATGACTATCTGGCAGACTTGCCAGCCAGGGCAGCTGAGCGCCTGCTTAGACGCTTCATCATTCTCAACTTCCCAATGGATGCCAGGCTTGGCATGATCTTCACACCCAATGTGGCGCATGCTGTGGTTGAAGAGCGAGACAACAGCAAGTATGCCAGCACAGTGGCCACACTCACTGGCGCTGGCTTGCTGTCAAGCAACACCACCACTGAGAACATGCTGAGAGAGCAGCTTGACTTGCCACCCCTTGAAGAGAAGGCAGACACAGCAGAGACACCAAGGCTTGATGGTGAAGCCTTGATGGGTCTGCGCCTGGCTTACCAGACGGGCATGTTGCATGATTCTGAGCTTGGTCCAAAGGTGTTGGAGCAGTATGGCTTGCCACCACTGACAGGCCCCGCACCCAACGCCAAGCCAGCGCCAGCGCCAGCGCCCCAGCCAGCTGAAGACGCTGGCGAGCCTGAAGGCTGAGCGCCAGTATCTTGACGCAAGCGCTCAGCGCCCCTAAATATAAACCGACTGCGCAGCCGGTTTGAGGCATCATGGCACCATTGACAAGAGTCACAAGCAGCAACGTGGATCAGGTCGGCAAGTCTGGCGATGATCTCAGGGTGATCTTTCACAATGGTGGGGTGTATGACTACAAGGGCGCCGCTGAGAATTTGCGCTACATGCTCGCTGCAAGGTCCAAGGGCAAATATCTGCACTGGCTTGTGAAGCGCTTTTATCCCTATGAGAAGGTCACACAGCTGGCACAGCTCAGCGCCAAGCGCACACAGGCGCAGACGCCAGCCCCAAAGAAGGATCGCATCAAGGGCAGCAAGCGCAACCCCAAAGGCTCAGCCTCAGGCACCAGGGGTGGCATCAAGATCGATAAGGCCACTGAGAAGGCGCTGAGAGCCAAGGTGGATGCGCTCAAAGGCAATAAGCGCACTGTGGACATTGGCACCCTGAAGGCTGTCTACAGGCGCGGCGCTGGCGCATTCTCGACAAGCCACAGGCCTGGCATGTCTCGCAATCAATGGAGCATGGGCAGGGTCAATGCTTTTCTGAAGCTGCTGAAGACTGGCCAGCGTAAGAAGTCTTACACCACTGATCTTGACTTGCTGCCAAAGGACCACCCTCAAAGCACCAGGCAGGCTGAGTCAGTGAAGCCACCACAGTGGATGCGCAACGCTGCCAAGTGGGCGCTCAAAGCCAGGGCTGAAGCGCCACCCAGCAAGCGCGCTGGCACGCCTGTGGGCATTGCCAGAGCCAGGGATCTTGCTGGTGGCAGGCCACTGAGCAAAGAGACCCTTGAAAGGATGCGCAATTACATCAACCGGGCAGCTGGCACAGCAGACAAGGCGCCAGCCAGAGACGAGCAAGGCCATGTGCCAAAGGCCAAGCAAGCCCTTGGCCTGTGGGGTGGCAGGCGTGGCAAGCGAGTGGCCAGGTGGGCTGCACAGCAGCTGCGCAAGATGGAGGCAGACAAATGAGACAGGGATTGGTGCTGACACTCAATGGCCTGCCACCCAAACCCAAAGATCCAGCTGATAGGCTGGTGAAGTGGGTGGTCATCGCTCAGGCCCCTGGCTTTGTCTATCAGGGGCGCCAGTTTGACGTTGATGGCAGCTGGATTGAAGACAGGGTGTCTGAGTATCGCAAGCTCGCCAAAGGCGATTACACAGCGCCCATGCTCAGAGAGCATGACAGAGATGGCGAACGCCATGGTGATGTGCTGGCGCTCAGGCGCCACAACATTGATGGTGTTGACAGTCTGATTGCTGCTGTGGCCTTTGCAGACCCTGAAGCAGGAGACAAGCTGAAGCGTGGACAGATCAAGTATGTCTCGCCAAGCTTTGGCCCCATTGAAGATGACAGGGGTAATATATATGACTTTGCATTGCGTGAAGTCTCACTTGTGGCAGCGCCACATCAGAAGCACTTAAAGCCTGGTGACACACACGTTCTAGGCACAGAGGGAGAAGTTGAGATGCCTGAGCATTACGACAAAGAGAAGGCTGAGCTTGCTGATGAAGCAAAGCCTGAAGAAGATCGCCTGAGCCAGCTTGAAGCTGTGGTGGGCAAGATGGCTGGCCAGATGGCTGAAGTGATGGAGCTTAAGTCTTTGATGGAAGCTGCCATGATGGAAGCTGGCGAGGATGAGGACAAAGAAGACGCGCCAGCGCCTGAGATGTCTGAAGAGATCGCCACGCTGCGCGCTGAGCGTGACAAGCTGCAAGCTGAGCGTGATAAAGCCATCTTCACCCAGATCCAGCCCCAAAGCCTGATCTGGACTGCTGAGCTCGCTGAAGTGGTCTTCAGCGCCTGGCGCACTGACAAGGATCGCGTTGGTGCCATCCTGGCAGAGGCGACCCCCAAAGACACTGAGCCAGCGCCACGCAAGCTGGAGCCAGCCCCGCTGAACCCATGGGCTGTGAGGTTGTCTGAGGCTGGCGCGCCTGCCAGCGACGACGACACCCCTTTGACTGATGCTGATCTCAACGCCAAGGCTGTGCAGATGGCTGAAGGTGATCAGATCAAGGCGAACGCCATCTACAAGGAACTGAAGAAAGCAGCGCTTGCGCGCTGAGGGAGATTGAAAATGTCTGAGCAGAAGACGATTCTCGGCAAGGCTGGCGCCAGCGCGCTGGTGGCCTACACCATTGTGGTCAACAACAGTGGCGTGCTTGACACGGCTGCTGATGATGAGGTGGTGGCGCTTGGTGTGGTGCAGAACGCGCCAGCTGCCAGCGGTGAAGCCCTGGTGGCCATTGAGGGCTTCACCTTGGTCAACTTCGGTGGTGTGGTCCAGCCCTATGGCGAGATCACCACCAACGCCACTGGCTTGGCCATTGCGGCTGCCAACCCCAGCTTGGCAATTGGCTACTACTGCCCTGAACCTGTGGATGGTGCTGTGTCTGCCACTGCCAGTGGCGACCGCGCGCGCGTCTGCCTTTACAGCTACAAAGGCAACATTGTGCCTTCCTGATAGGAGATTTGAACCATGGCTACGCCTTCTTACGTCGTCACTGACGTTGATATCAATCGAGTGAGCGAGTCTTTTGTTCAGAGCAATCTGGACAAGTTCGCCATCAGCACCCTGCCCAAAGCCCTCTGCTTGGACAAAGAGACGGGGCGCTCCAACACCACCAGCTATGATCTGGCTGCGCTGAGCAATGCCTTGATGGAAGGCACCAACTTGCGTGACTGGAGCCCTGGCATTGACCCACCCAGCGCTGGCACGCTGGCTGAGAGCGCAGTTGAGTTCACTGTGCGCATCCGCTCTACGCTGGATCTGCCACGCCCACTTCGACGCGGCCAGACCTTTGAGCATCGCTTTGCCGATCTGGAGCGCAACATTGTGCCCATCCAGCTGAGCAAAGTGTATCAGGCCCATGACGCTGATATTGCAGCTGCCATGGTCAACACCAACCTTTTCAGCAGGCAGAACTTCACCATTGGCACCAGTGGCAATGGCCTGAACACGCCTGAAGACTACCCTGATCAGAACCCGATCAAGGACATTGAAGACAACCTGGTGCTGTTGCGCCCCTACACCAACTTTGCTGGCTTGGAGCTGCGTTGTTACATGTCTGGCAAGGTTGCCAGCGTGCTCGCCACGCACCCTGCCTACACTGGTGGTGGCGCTGGCTCGGCTGTGGCGTCTGGTATGCCGCGCGCTGAGTTCATCAACCGCTTCAGCAGCTTGCATGGGTGCAAGACCCATGTCTTTGACAACCTGATCAACTCCGCTGCCCTTGGCCAGTCTGCCACCATTGTGGAGACCTTCAACCAGGCCAACAGCAGCGCTGTGCTCTTCTTCGGTCTCTTTGACACGCGCGCTGGCGCCTTTGATCTGCGCAGCGAGTCCACCAGCGATGCGCCTGACGGGTGCCTGGTGTGGGCGTGCTCGCAAGACCCCAACGTGGCTGAGTACCTTGATCAGCGCAAGATGGTGCAATCCTTCTGGGGGCGCGCTGGCTACACCATCTACAGCCCCCGTGGCACTGGCGCTGGCATCGCCAGCGATCTGGGCTTCTTCATGCGCCCTGTGACTGATGGCACCAACGGTGGCATTTTCGCCAGCTGAGCTTGATGGCTTCAATGGTGGCGCGCATCCACAGATGGATCAGCCACCAGGCCATTGACTGGCCAGCCCCTGATCTGTCACAGGGGCTGGCCTTCACACACCCACAATGGTGAGACCATGGCAACAGTGCAGACATTTGGCGTAGACGCTGATCGCATTCTGGCTGATCTGCCACAGCTCGTCATTGACACAGGCGCTGGCATCTTGCTGACCACTGCAAGGGCTACCACGCTGATTCAAGCTCAGGCAGCGCGCATCAACGCCATGCTTGATGGTGCCTTTGGCGCTGGCACATCAGCTGCCATTGCAGCGCTTGGAGCCACTGACTCACAGTATCTCAACGCTCAGCGCCTGGTGGTGGCTGCTGTGATTCCACAGGTGTTGCGCGCAAGCCATCACCCCACCACCATTGATGCTGACACCAGAGCCCTGCTTGAAGACTTGCAAGCTCAGCTGGCATTGCTTGAAAGCGATCCAGCCAGGGCCATTGGCAGGGTGTCTGATGACTCTAGTGTGTCCATGCCGCGCACACGCTTTGCAGACTTGCAGCTGAGCACCACGCTGGCCAGCAAGCGAGCCAGGCGCCACTTTGATGGGCGCTCCAATCTGCTTGGTGTGGATGAAGGGGGCTTTGAGTTTTGAGCATCAAGGGTCAAGATGTCTTCAGGCGCGCCATTGCCAGCCTGCCCTTCACCATCGATCAGGAATTGATTGATGTGGTGGATGAAGCTGTGGTGTCTGAGTTCAGGCGCCAGAGCCAGGATATCCCGTTTTATGAGGGCAAGCCCTACACTGACAAGTATGGCAAGCATGGAGGCCCACTGCGCAACTCACTGACATCCACCACCGACCCATACCACTTTGCAGGGGTGGTGGGTGATGTCATTGAGATCGGCACAGAGGTTGAGTATGCCAGATACAACACACTGCCTGAGCCAGACACCAGGCCCATTGAAGCAGCCATTCTGAGGCTCTTCATGGAGCGCTTGCGCAGAGAGGGTGGCACATGACCATTGATATCAATCAAGGCCACTATACCCTTCTGAAGGCCTGCAAGGCAGTCATCAGAGACAACTTCAACACAGCGCGCGCCACTGTCAGTGGTGAAGGGGTGTCTGACTATCTGCCTGATGTGCGCCAAGATGGTGCCACCCTCAATGGGCGCAACGTCTATGTGAGCCAGGGTGATCGCATACCCATACAGGCCAGCCAGTTCATCCTTCTCAGCGCGCGCAAAGTTGGCGAGCCAAGGCGCACCAACGCGCTGGCAGTTGAAGATCAAGACTACGAGCTGAGCGCCCTGGTGGGTGTCAAGGGCATGACCCTGGCAAGGGCTGGCAGTGATCCAGCGCCCACCCCTGAAGATGCTGGCTGGCAGACAGCTGGCCTGCTTGAACAGATCGCCAGCTATTGCCTCAGGCGCTATCTGTGCGCCAGCACAGCTTGCAGTGCTTACAACATCACACCCACAGGCTTTGACCCTGTGCCCTATGACAGGCGAGATCCAAGCAAGTATGCTTATCTGAGCCGATACACCATCACCATGAGAGTGCTTGATGCACGGGGGCTTTGACCAATGAGTGAGAGTAAACTGATCATCCCTGCCATTGGCAAGGTGCTGGCCAAGGTGGAGACCACACCAGGCACCAAGGTGGCGCTTGCTGATGCTGATGCTGTCTTCTTTGAAGAGATCGAATGGCAGTATGCATCAGACAACATTCAACGGATGCCACTGGCGCCTGAGCGCCATGGTGTGAAGTCTGTGGAAGGTCCAAGGCGCATCACATGGAGCGGTAGCACTGAGATGGCGCTGCCTGATGCCTACGATTCAAGCGCTGATGTGCCACACCCTGATGTGTGGATTCAAGCCTGTGGCTTTCAGCGTGAAGACTTTGACAGTGTGAGCCTTGAAGCCAGCTTCTATGCGCTGGCGAGCACCAACCACAAAGCCATCAGCTTTGAGGCCTATGAATTCACAGCTGATGGCGCTGATGCTGACTACATCCAAGCCAGGGGTGCGCGCTGTGACTGGCAGCTGTCCATGGTGGATGGCGAGAGGGTCAAGCTCACACTGAGCAATGGCCTGGCCACTGAAGCCAGCGATGAAGACGAGACCTATCAAGCAAGCTCTTCAGAGTCCAAGGCTGTGACCTACTACACAGACAAGCCCTTTGTGGTGAACCGTGGTAACACGTCTGCTGAGCTTGTGGACATCAGCAACCCTGCTTCACCAGTGGTCTTTGGTGGTGGGTCTCAGGGCTCGCCAGCTGGCAACTTCCAGATCATCAGCGCCACCTTCAGCGGCAACATGGAGCCTGAAGAGCAGAGGGGGCTGGGTCTTCAGCGCAATCGCCTGGCAGGCTCAGGGCCTGTCACTGGCACCATTGTGATTGAAGAAGGATTGCTGACCAATGCCAGCGCCTTTGACCCCTATGCACTCAGGAACACTGGCGCAGCCCTTGAATGGCGCTGCAAGGTTGACCAAGATGACACCAGTGGCAATGACACCTTCTTTGCCAGCCATGCCTATCTTCAGATTGTGGGTGTGAACCACACTGACGCTGGTAAGCGCAGAGTGTGGGAGCTGGAAGTTGAGGTGAAGTACCCTGAAGATGCCACAGACAACACACCAGCTGTGGGCGCCAGCCCCACCCAGCCCTTTGACTATCATGATGGCACCAGGGGTCTGTATGCTGATCTCGCCGTCACCAACGTGGGTGTCTTTGGCATCTGCTTCCACAGAACAGTGTGAACCTGAGAGACTGAATCAGTGGGATACTTTGTCAAAAGAGAAAGGATCTTTGCAGCGCTTGACGCTGACAAGGTGGATGAAGCCAGCTTCAAAATTGAAGGGCCAGACCACCCATGCTTTGTGCTGGCGCCACACATCACCTTGGCAGGCGCTGAGGTGATGGCGATGCTGAAAGGCGACACACCAGCAGACCACATCCACGCCATGGCAGCTGGCGCAGCTGTCATCGTTGAGAGCCTGGCTGGCAAGTGGGCGCTTTACCCTGGTGGTGGTGCTGACTGGCCTGAGAAGTGGGCAGGCGCTGATGTGGCTGAGCGCCAACACATGGCCAGCGCCTTTGATGTGCGATCACTGGCGCGCCTGGCTCAGGCTGCACAGCGCAAAGCGACACTGAGCGAGACAGAGCAGGGGGAATAGTCAAGGCAGTGCGACTCATCAAGGCAGGGCATGGCAAGGCTGTGCCCCGCGTCGCATCGCCTTTTATACTGTGGCAGCTGGGGCTTCACAATGATGTGTGCCCTGAGACAGGGGGCTTGATGCCTTGGAAAGCTGCCACGCTCTATGACCACCCTGTGAGAGAAGTGCTGGCGCAGCGAGCCATCAGGGCAGCATGGGCAGACGAGAGAAAGAAGAAGGGCAAGTGAATGGCTAACTTTCCAATCGTCGTCGACGTGATGATCAAGGGCCTTGATGAGGTCAAGCGCCTGGTGGAAGCCACTGATGAAGCTGGCAGGGCTTTTGATGAAGCCAGTGAGCCATTGAGGGAATGGCCTGGCTTGGGCAATAAAGCTGGCAAGGCGTCTGAAGAAGCTGGCAAGAAGATCAAGGGCGCTGGCAAGAAAGCCAAGGGTGCTGGTGAGGAGTTTGAAGGCGCTGGCAAGAAAGCCAAGGGTGCTGGTGAGGGGTTTGAAGGCGCTGGCAAAAAGGCCAAGGGCGCTGGCGAAAAGCTCAAAGACGCAGCCAGTCAATTCAGAGCCATGGGCTCAGCTGGCACCCTGGCAGGCGATAGCCTAGAGCGCTTCAGCATTCTCACAAGTGGGCCTGTGGGCTTTGCCATTGCTGGCCTGGTGGCTGGCGCCGCTTCACTTAAGCTGGCCTTTGATGCAGTGTCTGCTTCAGTGTCATTATACATTGACACCAATGAAGAAGCAGCGCGCGCATCAGATCGCCTTGATGTTGCCATGGCCAGCTTAAATGAGTCTGTAATAGATCTGGCGCTGGGTGAGGGTGGCTTGGCTCTCATCACCACCAACATGGCAAGGGCAGCAGAAGACGCATCTGAAGGCCTTAATGCGTTTCGTGAGACAGCAGACGCCACCAGCACCACATCTGAGACTCTTAGAGAGCGCATCGCGCTGGCTCGCATCTCGCTGAGAAACTTAGGAATTGGTGCAGGCTTTGCAGGGCTTGCGCTTGATGGTCTGGCTGAATCAGCAATCGCACTCTCATATGACACTGACAGTCTGACCAATTCAAACAACACCCTGATCAGCAGCTTTGATAAAGTGGTGAGTGCAGCAAGAAGGGCAGGGGATGCCATATCATCGACGGTGGATGAAGCCTTGGTAATGCTTGGTCTTGCAGAGTCCACCACATCCAAGGGCATGAAAGTCATTGCAGGCAAACTTGCAGCATCCCCTATTGGTAAAAGGGTTGCATCTGGGGTGGCATCGCTGAGAAAACAGCTCGCACCCAGAAGAAGGGGTGGTGGTGGGCGCGCCAAGCCTGCTGACCCCAATGCTGGCCTGATTGATCCATCAGCCATGCAAGCAGACGCAGCCATCAGGGCTGGTGGCTTTGCCAGTCTGGCTGGCCTTGCTCTTCAGACAGGGGCAGGCCTGGCACAGAAGCGCAAAGAAGATCTTGACAGGGTGAGGGCTGAAGAAGACGCTGAGCAGCAAAGGCGCCTTGATAAGGCCAAGCGTGACGCTGATGCACTAGAGGCGCAAGCTCAGCAGCTGGGTGGCACCTTCTTCAAGGTGGTGGCAACCCTTCAAGAGACCATGACACAGGGCTTTGAGATCGCCAAAGACAGCTTGGCAGCTGCCACAGGTGAAGTGGCAAACTTCTTCGGCGCCTTTGCAGCTGGTGAAAGCACCCTGTCTGAATTTGGCGATGCCATGGCCGATCTGGCTGCAAACATCGCCAACACCTTTGGCGATCTCTTCATCAAGCAGGGCATTGGTCTGGCGCTCTTCAACCCTGGTGTTGGCGCGGCATTGATTGCAGCTGGCTTTGCGCTGAAGATGCTGGGTGGCGCTGTGGCATCCAAGGGCAGCGCCAACAGGGGCACAGGCGCCAGCACAGGCAGCGGCGCCAGTGGGGCAGCTGCAAGCCAGGCAGTGGCAAGGGAAGTCACACGCAGCCTGAGACCATCAGGGCCTGGTGGTGAGAACGTCACCAACATTGAGGTGGTGATTGGTGGGCGCTCTATCACCCCTGAGATGGTGGCGATTGTGGATGACATAGCGCGCCAGCGCAGATCCAGATACCTTGGCAGACGCATGGGGGCTTTCTGATGGCAGACTTTACAAGATGTCTCTTCACACTGCCCTTCAAGATCACCACAGCCACACAGATCAAGCTGGTGCTTGCTGACTCAGCTGTGGGTGGCATCACAGTCACAGCCACTGCTGTGGCAGGCACTTACTTCAATGACCTTGACGTGACTGGCGCATCGCTGGGGGTCAATCTGCTAGAGCACTTGATCAGCCAGCTTGAAGCAGCTGAGGGGGTGGCAGGCACCAATGGAAGCTGGAGCCTAGAGCACCAGGCTGGCGATTATCAAGGGCGCTATCGTCTGGAGCGAGAGAAGGGTAACGCAGCCGATGATGTCACCAGCCTTGAAGTCATCGGTGGTGAAGTGTCCATGCTCACCTTTGGCTATGCCTCAGCAGCTGCACAGGCGCCAGCTGATGGCACTGAAGACCCAGCCCTGTGGACAGCACCCAACAGGGCACAGGGCTTGTGGATTATTGATGAGTATCCTGGCCTGAGCGCTGGCGCTGAAGAGCGCACCAGCACCACAGTGCTCAGCGCCACCAGCCCTGATGGCACCACAGCCAGAGACACCTATGGCGATGTCACACGCAAAGTCATCAGCCTGTTGACCCTGCCAGCTGCCAGCGTCTTCAAGTTCTATGTGGATGATGCTGACTATGCTTCAGGCCTTGGCGCAGCCACAGGCGATGTCAACGCCTGCTTTGACGAGTTGCGGCGCCTGTGGTCTCGCCTTGACGCTGATGTGTATTGTCGATTCTACCCAGACGCAGCCACACTGACTGACTTTGTGCAGCTTCAGCCAGGCGCTCAGGATGGCTGGCTGGCGAGCCTTGATGCTGTGGCCGATAGGGTCTCGTCAAACCCTGTGCTTTACAATCTCACCATCACAGCCTTTGTGGTCGAATAGGGGCGCCCCATGCCAAGGTACTTGCACGCCATAAAGATTGAAGGCCTTGGCGATGTCACAGCATCTGCCTCAGATAAGCGCTATCGCATCTGCTATGCGCGCGCGTTCTTTGATGCGCCAGCCACAACAGACGCTGATGGGCTCTTCATTGATGGCTTGCAGATGTGGCCTTCTGAGCTTTCCGCTGATGTTGACTTCAGAGATGGTCGAGCCACCATCAGCAATCAGACCTTCACACTGCGCGCAGACAGCACCACCAGGCCCCTGCTTTATCGGCTCAGGCATGGGGTGGTGGCGCAGCTGATTGCAGCCATGACCCATAGCCAGACCACAATTGATGTGGACACATCAGGGCTCAATGGCGCTGTGTATCTGGAGCGAGAGTGTCTGGTCATTGATGGGTCAAGCGAGTCAAGCATTGCAGGGGGCTTCAGGTATGATGTCACCAGGGCAGCCCTTGGCACCACAGCACAGGCCCATGGCGCAGACACCACAGATGATGTGGAGATCTTCCAGACTTGCAACACGCTGGCAGGGCGCCTGATCCAGCTGCTGAGGGTGCCACTGGACAGCACAGATGCGCCAGCTGATGAGGTGGTGCTGTGGTCTGGCGTGATCAGAGACATCAACACCAATGACACAGGGCTGAGCTTGACCATCAGCGCAGATGGCTTGCTGGCCTTGGTGGATGCTCAGCAGATCTTTGCTGAGCGCAGCCAGGGTAGGATGGTCAACGCCCTGCTTGACGGGCAGAGACCACGCCTTGACAGGCTGAGCGCATCGCTTCTGATTCAAGACAAGCCAGCGGCTGGCTCAGGGGTGGTGAGCGATCCACAGCAAGCGCTCTTCATGCTGGGTGATGATGCTGCCATCAAAGGCACTTACACACTCTTTGATCAGGGTGGCAGCTTCTTTGCGCGCTTGCTGGCAGACTCAGAGACCTTTGCAGGGCGCCCACTGCCTGAAGACATGTCAGTCTACAAAGACACACCCACCAGGGAAGTCTTCAGCACTAGGGCAGACTCACCAAGCAATGTGGACAGTGGCTCTATTGGTGATAACACGCTGCCCCTGTCCAGCCACCCTGGCAAGCTGATCTTGCAGCTGCTGACCACCACCAGAAACGACAACACAGCAGGCCCCAATGGGGATTATGACACAGGTATCAACGCGCTGGCAGGCTCTATCCCTGTGGGCCTGGTGGATGTTGAAGGCATCTTGCTGTGGGGTGATGAAGTGGGCATCACCCTTGATGATGTCTTCTTCTTTGAAGACGAGAGCAAAGCCCTTGGCGATGTCATCAGGGAAATTCTGACACCCCTTCTGAGCGCCTTGATCAGCACACCAGCTGGCAAGCTCAGCATTATCAGGCTCAAAGACTCAGCGGATTATGGCAGCGCCCTGAGCCTGAGCCAGTCACAAGTGCGATCAGCAAGCATCATCCACAATCGCAACCTGATTGACGCCATTGACAAAGTGCAGCTGTCTTACAGGGTAGAGCCTGGCTTGCCACCAAGCAGGATCAGCGCCAGAGACACCATCAAATACAGGCGCCAGCCACCAGGCGAGCACAGCAGCCTGAGCTTGACCCTGAGAGGCACCAGGCGCCGCGATCTGGCCACACAGGTGATCCAGACCATCATTCAACGCTACCATGATCCAATCCCCATGCTCTTTGTGGAATGCCTGCCCACAGCGCAGTTTGAGCTTGGCGATGTCATCAGCGTGACACACAGCCTGATCCCTGATGGTGACGGTGGCAGGGGTCGCACCAATGCACCCATGCTGGTGATCAGCAGAAGGGAAGTCTTCAGTGGCGAGCCAGGCCAGATGGGTGAACACATCATGGTGTATGGCCTGCTTGATGTGGGGCTGATCCACCCAAGGGCTGGCTTCATTGCGCCTTCAGCCACTGTGGCATCATCGCCAGCGCCCACAGCCACAGTCTTCACTGTCAATGCCAATGACTTCACTGAGGTGGATGGCTCAGGCCCCTTTGATGCTGATGTTGAAGGCTTTGCTGTGGGTGATGCCATAGACATCATGGATGAGTTTGGCACGCCTGTAGACACAGGGCTCTTCATCCAAGCCATTGCAGGCAGTCAGATCACCTTGACTGTGGCAGCATCGCCAGCGCCTTCAGCTGGTGACATCATCAGGCCAAGTGCCTATGCTCAGTGCGTGACACAGCAGCAAGATGATTGGGTCTTCATCGCTGATGCTGATGACGAGCTGAACACAGATCTGCCTAAGACCTATCGGAGTTGAGCCAATGGCGTTTAAGAAGCTGGACAGTGCAGCCATTGACTTGACCCTGAGCAGACCCCTTGACGCCTTTGTGTCACAGGGCATGGATGCCAATGGTGTGCAAGCATGGGCAGACAGGGGCAGGGGCGCTGGCATGGCCTATGGCTCAGACGCCAGACCCACCCTTGCCAGCGCTGGCCTGTCATGTGTGCCGCTGAGCCCATGGCACATCAGCCCCACATGCACTGAGTTGACGCTGAAGATCAGAGGCCTTGCCAGCATTGATGGTGCTGGCAGCACAGCGCTCAATGCTCGCCTGGTGCTGATGGCAGTCAGTGGGGTGGTCTACGATAACGAGAGCATGACCCCCATCCTTGATGATGCCTCAGACCAAGAAGTTGAGTTCACCTTTGATGTCACCAGCCTGGCTGGTGAGGTGGTGGTGCCATGGCTGGTGTTTCAATCGGCCCTGAACACTGCCAACACTGCCAGCGATGATCGCCACGCCAATGACATTGAATCCAACAGATACAAAATAGATCTTGGCTCCACACTCGCTGCCACCTATGACGACACCAAGCGCTGGCAGATGACTTTCAGTGAAGACAGCACAGGCACAGCGCCAGCTGATGTGTACCAGTACCAGGGGCCTGTGATGATCGTCTATGAGAATGGGCATGATGAGGTCTATGTGCTGCCCCGTCTTGATCGGCGCCTGGTGGCCTATGGCCAGTTCAGAGCCACCATCACTGAGCTTGGGCGCTTCTTGCTGTATGGCTGGAGCTTGACAGAGACTGCCTTTACAGCGCCAGCGAGCCAGGCCAATGCACTCAGGCCTGGCATGGCTCCAAGGGCGCGCACCTATTCTGAGATCTACAGGCGCCAGCGCGCGCTGGCAGCTGAGCGCACCAGGGTGATCAATGTGGGCGGCTCGCCTGATGTGCGTGACAGTGGGCGCATGTGGGGCATGGCTGAATTTTACAAAGAGTCCACATACCTTGATGCCTATGTGGCTGTTGGTGGCGAGCTACCCACCTATCGAGTTGACACTAGAACAGCCACACTGCGCACCAGGCGCCGCTATAGGGCGCTGGCCTTGGTCGCTGGCTCAGTCACCAGCCGAGAAGCCAGGGGCTTTACAGTGCGCCTGAGAGCCACCCTTGAAGACATCGGTGGTGGTGACGTGGCCACACCAGATGTGCAAGGCGCAGCCATTGATCTGACACCCCTGGCAGGCGCTGGCTTTGGCACCAGTGAGACAGCAGACAGGCTTTACTTCACCTTTGCAGCTGCCACCACCCAACACCTTGATGGCACATGGCCATATGCCAGCGTGCTTGCAGGCACCCATGGTCTCAGGCTGATAGACGCCAGCTTTGAAGAGCAAGCAGCCAGTCAGACTGATGTCACACGCTTGCTGCGCCTTCAGCTGAGAGGTGAAGACATAGAGCCAGCCATCAGCAATGGCACCACTGAACCCAGCATCATCCTGTATTATCCGGCTTGCACAGTGCTGATTGATGAGGGCTTCTGATGGCAATTCAAAACAACACCTTCTTCAGGGTCATTGGCAGCATTGCAGACGAGACAGGCGCCAGCCAGATCAGCGTGGCAGATGGTGTCAACATCATTGGGGGTGGGTCTGTTGATGAACAGCAGATCCTGCTTGAAAACAGCAACCATGCTTACTCGACCATCAACAGGCGCGCCCTGCTTGATGTCTGGAGCAAAGGGGTGGTGACTGACAGCACCACAAGCTACATCTACAAAGAAGCCACAGCAGCCATTGTGAGCTTTGCCATAGCCCTTGAATCGCCAGCCCTGGTGGGCGTGGATCGCTTCAGCTTGACATGGATGGCGCGCTACCAAGGCCAGATCAAGGTGGACATCAGGCGCACAGACACAGGCGCCAGCCTGAGCGCCTATACTGGTGGCGCTGAGATTGCGCCTGTCACTGAGACCCAGACCCAGACATGGAGCGGTGTGCAGGATGTCTTCATCAGGATCAGCATGGCACCAGTGCCATCAAGCACAGATGCCATCCTGTGGGGCTTCAGGGCGCTTGAAGACCAGACGAGCATTTAGGCGCTGGCTTGCAGGCCTGTAAGCTGGCATTAAATTGAAGTCAACTCGCCAGCCACCAGGCGCTGGCGCCACACACAGTGGCACTCTATAGGAGTCAAGACATGAGAGTTATTGTGCACAATGTGCCCTATACCTTTGGGGGCGCTCAGTCAGTGGTGGATGTCACCACAGGCTCAGGTGAAGTGCTGGCAGCTGGTGTCA